TGGTGGTGACACTCCAGAACAGATCTATAGTGTGGCACCCAGTGCTGTGTATGCTTATCTAATGCGAAGTGCAGAAGGAGAATGGTGATGAACGAACAAATTCAAAATCTCAAAGATAAAATCTGGGCAGATGAATATTGGACCAAACCCAATACAGATAAACTTTTGCCTGCACAGTTGAACAGGTTCGCCGAGTTGATTGTTAGGGAATGTATTGAACAAGCAAGCACTGGTAACGGACACGGTAATAATCAATGGGATAGAGCGTTGACCTTTGCTGCAAAGAATATCAAAGAACATTTCGGAGTTTAAGAATGAATACTATAATTGTAATCCTTGGCTGTCTGTTTTTATTTGTTGGTGGAGCAATGTGCCACGAAATTCCTTTGCTTAGATTCCTAATAGCAATGATCCTGATCACCGCTGGCACCCACATGATCCACTGGGGATAAACAGATGACTGACCTAGAAAAAGAACTAACAAGACAAATCCATGAGCTATCCAAAGAATTAACAGCGATCCGAGAAAGACTTGCGGTATTGGAATATAAAATAATGATCGGTCCTCAGAACAATCCGCTAGCGCCACCTTGGGTCGTAACTTGCGCAACTGGATCAACTGGCATTGCAGGGAGAGACTAATGAGCCTTGATGTTGATTTAATGGTAACGCAACCAGTTTCCGTTTATAGCGGAAACATTACCCATAACTTGACTGCAATGGCAGGCGCTGTTGTTTTGTCTAATGGTATGACACTATACGATGTACTGTGGCGACCCGATGAACAACAAGGTTTGAAGTTTGCCAAAGACATCTCTGATTTGCTTGATGAGGGATGGAATATCCTGTTGAGCGACCCTGATAAGTTCAAAGCATTCAATCCAGAGAATGGATGGGGATCATACGAAGGACTTTGTGACTTTGTTTACAAGTACCGTAACGCATGCTGGGATACTCCAGATGCAGAATTGAGAGTGTGTAGATGAAAAAATGGGTATTGAAAGAATTCAATCAATGGGTCTACTTTGATGAGTCTGATGGCAAGATCATTGGATCAGTCCACAAGGTAGGTAACCAGTTGTCTATCTTTGGCGCTAAGGTGTATAATGTCGAAGAGGGTACGCTTGGCCAATATATCGACTCAATGTACGCACAAAGAGCTGTCGAACAATACTGGGACATTCAAAGCAGAACACTCCTTGAGGATCAATCGAAATGAACGAACTACTAACATCACTCTATAGATCAGTAAGACCAGCAGAAGCACTGAAGTCTCAAGACATCTACGAATCAGCAAACGTCCTGATAGGAAAAGAAGTAGAAAAGTTTGCCGAATTGATTATTCAGGAATGTGCATTGGTCGTTGATAAAGCAGAACCACACAATACCTGGACCAAACGGTACAGTACTCTAATCAAAGAACATTTCGAACAGAACTAAAGAATAATATGCTGTTTTCTTTGGGAATGATTGTCGGTATAATAGTAGGTGTTTTAATATGGCTTTTCGTCAAGGAGAATGAATAATGGGTATACTTGCAATGGCAATCATTTTGTTTATTGAATTCGGAACAAGGGTATGAACGAGGAACTGAGAAAAATAGCAATCAATGCAGGTGCACCAGAAGAAGTGATTGATGACCTTTGGTTCAATATATTCTGCATCAAGTTTGCTGACCTTATCATCAAAGAGATGGAAGATCAAGATAAATAATCAATAAAGGATTTATTATGAAATTTACTCAAACGCATACCGACTTTCGTACTGGTAAACCACTAGAAACAGTTTCAATCGAAATTGCTGAACATAGTGATATCGGTACAGTCTTGGAAGCATTCACCCGCTTCCTCAGAGCAGCTGGATATTACTTTGACGGTGAAGTCGAAATTGTTGAAAATCAAGAGGATTTCAATTACTTTGAAGATTCAGACGATTCATTTGATAATACCAACTATGACGAGTATCAAGCACAATTCGAAGGCCCTATAGAAGGATTCACAGATACACAGAACTCCTCTGACTGGCCATTCCCATCACATACCAAACCATAGATGACACCAAAACAGGCAAAGACAAAAACAGCACTCCTCATCATTTGTTCTCTCTTTGCTCTGTTTGCCATTATGGCATTGATTATAATATTACGTGACTTCATCTACGCTGCTATCTTCATCTCATCCGTTGTCGCTTGCATTGCGCTCACTGGTTGGGGGCTATGGGATGAGTTGTGGCCTGAAATATATGCACATCAGAAAATGATCGATGAACTATATGCAGCAGCTCATACCGAAGAGCAAAAGAAGTGGACCAAGTTTTTTATAGAATACTTTGAACTATGAATATTTTCTTTGAAATAGTTGCGATCCTTCTTTTGTTCTTTTTGTTTTGGGGTGAGCCGGATGTTTGGGACGCTCTACATAGCAGAGCAATGAGTGTAATGGAACCTGTTGACTGTACTAACCAAAGAGAGTAATATGGCAATATCAAGAAAAAAACCAACTAGTTCCGTCGAAGAAAGAATGCGAGAGCTGATGGAGCCAATCGATCAGCAAATCATGATGACAGACGATAGAGAAGAGATGTTGATGATTGCATGCGCAATGCTTTCCAGATCGAAAGAGATTCTCGTCAACGAGATGGGTATCAGAGCAACAGTAGATATCTTTCTTCTATCTGTTGAAGATATTCGGTAGTTTAAATTCCAATATATTATGATTAAGATGCCAATGAGAAAACGTGAAATTATGAAATGGATTGCTGATGGTAACAATCCAACAGCCAACTCAATGTTGATGGGAATGCTGGGATCCGATGCACTGGTTGAGAAGTGGTGGAATTCACCAAACAAAGCATTTGACTATAAATGCCCAGTTGAGGTTGACCAAAAGGATGTCGTAGAATACCTCATGTGGCATTCATTCGGAGCCGGAGGATCATAATGGCAAAACAATTTGAACTTAGTTACGATCAGATCGATGTTATACTGGTAGACGAACTGCAAGAAACTGTAGAGCTTAACTGGAACGGTGACCATGAGCTTGTTGAAGCTGCGTTGAGGTTGCTCGCCTATTACATGCCCCCTAGTGACTACGTGGCCTACCGTGAGAAGTTGAAACAATCACCACCGCGTGATTCTAACTACGAAAACACCAACTGATGAGCGGCAAATCTCTTCCAACTTACTTGCATGTGTTTGAGCAACGGCTCAACGCAATAAGAGTGAAACTACAAGAGCAGTTAGACCTTCCTAAAGAGAAGCGAGAGAAGAGGTCATTGAAGATGTTAGTGAAAGAAGCAAAGAAGTTGAGAAACTTGATTCGTGAAGTGAAAGACGAACACGCGGCAAAGTGTCCGCATTGTGGTAAAAAAATTTAACAAGGAGTATATGATGAAAGATGTAGACATGGATATTTTGGTTGCTGCTGTTGCATTCATTGTTTTTTTTGCAATGATGTTTGGAGCATTGATGTACGGTGATTCCAAGAAAACAGAATGCAAGGTAGTTGCACTTCAAAGAGGAATGACTGCAATTGAGATTCAGGCTGTTTGCGGCCGTTGATGATTGAGGTTTATTATGGAGAATGTGAATGTTAGACGTCGTTTTCTTAAAGGGTTTGGTTTGTTTGGCGCTGCTGCAAGCGGCTTTCTGGCTGCACAAACTTCGTTCGCCAATACTCCCCCTCCCACTCCTATTGGCGTTCCTGCTGATGCTGAACGTGATGTCGGAACTGTTGAGGACATTGCCCACCTCGCACCACTAGGAACAACAACGATTGCTTTGAATGCCGACAATCGTCCGCCACCGCCTCCCCCACCACCTGTAGCAGCAAGTCCATATAGTCTAGGTGTTTCAGGTGGTGGTTATGTTTCCACTGTTGCATCGTTTGGATCCGGTCATTACGTGCCTGAAGGACACAATCAAATCAAAATGTCTGTTGGTAAGGATAATCGTTTGTGGATTGAAGTGGACGGAACATGGAGGCGCGTTGCGTTAGAGGGATGAGTGATGTCAAATCAATCCTCAATAGAATCAAACAACTTACATATTACGAAGTTGCAGTCGAGCTGTATGAACCAATTCAATTTCATGGTACAATACCGTTTGACCTAGAGATATCAGGTAATATGGTAGTTGCTCAGGTCCTTGCTAATTCGTACGAAGAAGCAGAACAAAAACTTTTGACATTCTTATTTGAAGGTGATCGTGATGATTAAAGACCGTGCTTTTATTCAAAGAAAGATGGATCACTATAATAAATGGATGCTAGATACTACTAGAGATCCTAATTCCAGGTATCCAGGGTTCCCGGAAGAGATTGCAATGGAATTTGCTCGTAAAGAGTTCGTTCGTGAGTTTCTTTCTCGTCCTAAAAAAGGAAAGGTCAAGCATGAAAAAGATATTTGCGGAACTAGCACTGAAAGCAGTTGCTCATCCAGTTCAACTATTCACCCCTAATGACAGAGCATTCAACAAATTTGGTGAGCTAGTCGTCGATGAGTGCATAGAAATTATAAAAACAAGTGAAAATTTAGATGAAGCATGTGAAAGAATTAAAAAAAAGTTTGACCAAAAAGCGTAGAACAATCTATATTGACATGGATGGGGTCGTTGCAGACTTCAATTCTTATGTTTCTGAGCTGCTAGGACGCAAAATTGGATGGGGTGTACACGACCTGGCATCGGAAGAATGGGATATTTTGGCCAAAGTTCCAAATTTATACCGAAAACTTCCGTTGATTGAGGAATCAGTCAACATGGTCAAGGTGTGCAAAAGCTTCGAGCCCGAGCTAAACGTCGAGTTTTTGACCGCAATTCCGCGTCAATCGACGATGCCAAGCGCAAAACAGGACAAAACTGACTGGATAAACGAGCATTTTCCAAATACAATCGTTAATTTTGGCCCTTTTAGTCGCGATAAACAGCATTGGGCACGTCCGGGTGACATTTTGATCGACGATAAACTGAGCAATATTGAAGAATGGGGTGCTGCAGGCGGCATTCCCATCCTTCATTTTGGTGATTACGGAAATACAATCAAGTTAATTTTGTTTGCTTTAGGTGAAATTCCAGAACCAGAGTTGAAATTGGACTTCCAAACCCACTAATTCTGTGGGTTTTTTGATCTGTTGACTTCATTTCGTTTGAGGTATATAATGGAGGCGTTAGTTAGTTGAAACCCTCTTTTTAAAGGAAATGAAAAATGGCTCACATGATCGAAACTATTGCTTATTCTGGTGAAACTCCTTGGCATGGCCTTGGTAAGGCAGTCCCTGCTGACCTGTCTCCTGCTCAGATGTTGGAAGCTGCAGACCTTGACTGGACTGTAGAGAAGATTCCTACATTTGCCAAGATCGATGGCAAGCAAATCTACACTGGCAAAGATGCGCTAGTTCGTAGCTCAGACAACTCTATTCTTGATGTTGTCTCTAAAGACTGGAATCCGTTGCAGAATCATGATGCTTTTGAGTTCTTCAATGACTTTGTGATCTCTGGTGACATGGAAATGCATACAGCTGGCTCACTTCGTGATGGTCAGATTGTATGGGCTCTTGCTAAGGTGAAAGAGTCATTCGAACTGTTTGGTGGAGATACTGTCGATAGCTATTTGCTGTTCACTCTTCCACACAAGTTCGGTCAATCTATTGATGTGCGCTTTACACCTATTCGTGTTGTCTGTAATAACACATTGACACTTTCGTTGTCGGTGAAAGCAAACAACGGTGTCAAAGTATCACACCGTACTACTTTCAATGGTGACTCTGTCAAGGAGACATTGGGTATTGCATCAGACAAATTAGCCAAGTACAAAGAGATGGCTAAGTTCCTGGGTTCCAAGAAGTTCAAGGAAGAGTCTGTTAAGGACTACTTCAACCGCATCTTCCCAGTCAATGCTTATGGTCGTTCTAAGAACGAGGATACCAAGGCTAAGAAAGAGATGTCACAATCTGCCACATTGGCAATGCAAGCTCTTGAAACACAACCCGGAGCCAAGTATGCTGAGGGTACATGGTGGTCAGCGTTCAATGCTGTGACATACTTGACCGACCATCACCTTGGTCGTACTCAAGAAGGTCGTTTGGCTTCTGCTTGGTACGGTCCAAACAAAGCGTTGAAAGTGAAAGCGCTTGAAACCGCAGTCGAAATGGCTGAAGTTGCTTGATTGGACGGGTGGCCTAGTGCCACCCTTTTTGAGGATATATTATGATTACGGATTGGTTACCTGCTGGTAAGTATTGGGTTGGTGATTTGTGCTATGTGATGCATGAAGAGTGGGATGAGGTTTGTGGACTCTTCTTCAAAGGTCGTGACGATCACGGATGCAATGAAGGACTGTTTACATTGAAGGACGGCCGTAAGTTCGTTTCATTCAATACTAAATGGGGTGACGGTGGATACTATGATGAAGCCGGAAACGAGTACGGTGTTGATGCTGGTTTGATTGGTTGTATTTTACTTTCTGATATAAAGAACAATGATCAGGATCATTTGGAAGGTGGTCATGTTCATGAATTCATTTCACCGTTCAACTGTTCAGGCGGTCGTAGCGAGCAAGGACGAGATTGGGACGGTGTAATTAGAATTGGTAATGTTGAGATTGCAACAGACTAAATAAAATATATTGCTGTATGAAGCAAAGAGAAAAGTGTTCTGGACGCGGGGGGCAGTTCCCCGCCACCTCCACCAAATTATAAATACATGATCAACAATAAAGGAGTTCATGTATGTTTGACAGGAAGGCGTTCAAGAAGCAGTGGGATAAGGAAAGACGCGACTACAACAACGCGCTCGTGAGGCGTTGGAAGATGCGTAAAGGGTGTGCATGTTGTGGATACAAGACTCACCACGCTGCGCTAGTGCTGGACCATATAGATCCAACCACAAAGTGCTCAACGTTGAGTAAACTACGCAAATCCTACAACCCTGCTTGGTCGAACGATCGACTGAAAAAAGAGCTGGCCAAGTGCCAAATCTTGTGCGCAAACTGTCATCACGTTCGAACCTATGATGAAGGTCATCATTGGAACGAGCTAAATTCTAGTTACGGGGGTGAAACAGGTTCGACAGGGCAAAGAGTAACAGAGTGGACAGCACAGTAGGCGATGACTGTAAATCAAGCAAATAAAGTAAAAGCAAACGATGAACGCTTTTTGATGGCTGCGTAAGCGCCATCGGAGTTTTGATAGTTGAACTTAGCAACAGAATCAACTATCCCCTCTTTCAAATACCTATATAAATAAATACACAAGTATAACAAGGGGTATATCTATGGGAACGTCAATTAACGCAACAAGCGTTATATACAATGACAATACTACACAAAATACTGCTGCCTTCATGGGGGCAAATAATTGTCTGTATGAGAACAATCAAACAATCGGAGCAAATTACACGATTACGACAAACAGAAACGCAATGTCTGTTGGACCTATTACTGTTGCTGATGGTGTATCTGTTACTGTTCCTAGTGGCTCAATCTGGATTGTACTGTAAGGATATAAATGAGCTCAATACAATTTCAAAGTAATGCAAGTGGTACTGGTGTATCGACACTGCTATCACCAAACACCAATACTAACTACACTATCACTCTCCCAACAGAATCAGGTACAGCGCTGACAAGTGTTTCACCAGGTTTCAATGGCTTCAAGAACCGCATCATCAACGGTGCAATGATGATTGACCAGAGGAATGCGGGGGCGAGTGTTACGCCTAATGGAACTTATACCCTTGATAGATTTGCTGCTCAATTATCGCAATCATCAAAATATACTGTTCAACAAAATGCTGGCTCTGTTACTCCACCAACAGGCTTTAGTAATTATTTAGGCGTTACTTCATCAAGTGCATATTCTATAACCAGTAGTGATTTTTTCTTTATTCAGCAACATATTGAAGGCTTTAACACAGCAGATTTGGCTTTTGGTACTGCAAGTGCCTCAACAGTTACTTTGTCATTTTGGGTGCGGTCAAGCCTAACAGGAACATTTGGTGGCTCTTTACGAAATTCTGCCGCAAATAGAAGTTATCCATTTAGTTATACTATTTCATCCGCTAATACATGGGAACAAAAATCAATAACTATTGCAGGTGATACATCAGGCACTTGGATTGGTGCAACAAATGGAATTGGTATAAATGTGTCATTTTCGTTGGGTATGGGTTCAACATATTCAACAACTGCTGGCGCATGGGCAACTGGAAATTACGCATCAGTCACTAGCGCAACATCAGTAGTTGGAACAAACGGTGCAACCTTCTACATCACCGGCGTTCAGCTAGAAAAAGGCTCAACAGCAACGAGCTTTGATTACAGACCTTATGGAACTGAGTTGGCTTTGTGTCAGAGGTACTATCAAAAATTCAGTTCTTTTATGAACGCATTTAACAATGCCTCATATAATTACTACCCTGTTGTTGTATTGAAAGTAACAATGCGAGCAACGCCAACTTTAGATTCCGGGGCAAGTTTTGCTGTTAGCTCTGGCAGCGCAGGAACGCCAGCTATTTATTCTGGTACAGGAGCAACCAACAGCCCTGATGCTATCGGCATTTATAACAGCGCAGGCAATTGGACAACAAATGTAAATGTAACTTTAACTGCTGGGTTTAATTCGGAGCTATAAATGATTTCATACAAACAAATTAAGCTACCAGACGGTTCATTAAACAATGCAGTGTTTCGTTCTGATGGCGCTTGCATACCATTCGACCCCGCAAACACAGACTACCAACAATACCTTGCATGGCTTGCCGAGGGTAACCAACCATTGCCAGCAGATGAAGAAAATCAAGGATAATAAACAATGACAACAAAAATTGATGGATTAAATGGTGTACTGCAGTCGTATGACTACCAGGTACCAACAACAGGGTTCTCCTACACATTTGCTGCAGGAATAACTAATTTAATAATGAACCCAGCCGGTACATTAGCAACTGGTACAATCACTATGCCAGCGTCTCCTGCAGACGGTATGACTATTACATTTAGTTCAACACAAACAATTACTGCGTTGACTGTTAATGGAAATACAGGCCAAATTATTGTTGGTGCTCCAACGACGCTAACAGCAGGGGCTGTTGTTGTGTTGGTTTACAGACTTTCTGCTAGTACATGGATCACCCAAGTAAACACCAATAGTTCTGGTGCTACAGGTGTTCCTGTTCTCAATGTATTTACAGCAAATGGAACTTGGACAAAATCAGCGACAGTCAAAGCAATTAAAGTGACTGTAGTTGGTGGAGGTGGATCCGGCGGCAACTCTATTGGCGGCGCCGGTGCTGGTGGTTTCACTATGTATACAGGAACTGGTGGTGGAGGAGGAGGTGGTGCATCTGTTAAAGTTTATCCAGCTCCTTCATTACCGGGCCCACAACCTTATACTGTCGGTCCTGCTGGCTCAACATCTTCATTTGGTGTAGCACCTGTCACGGTCATTTCGGCAACTGGTGGATCAAGTTCATCTCCATTAACAGCTCCAGGATCCGCCTCAGTCATCTCAAGTGGTGCTGGTGCAGCTGGTGGTGCTGGTTCCAGTGGGGATTTGAATGTAGTTGGTAATGGTGGTGGGACTGGTGTAGCTTCCACCTCAGGCACATTAGCTGGTAACGGAGGTGGTTCAATGTTAGGTGGTGGTGCTATTGGTACTTCTGGTGCAGGTACAGCTGGAAGCAACTACGGCGGAGGTGGTTCTGGTTCTTCAAGAGCTGCAACTTCCCCATCACCAGGAACAAATAATGGTGGCGCTGGTGCGGCCGGAGTAGTTATCGTAGAGGAGTTTTATTGATGAAGCAAGCATTAATTTCAAAAATTGAACCAAGAGAAACAGGATATAGAGTAGCACAGGTTGTACCCGTTGATCAAACTTTCCCTGTCGCCTCGGATATGTTCTGGGTCAAAGTTACTGATGATGTAGAACAAGATAAATTCTGGTATGATCCATCAAATGGGACTGTCAAACCGATCCCGGTACCAGTTATACCGGAACCAATTCCTGTACCAGAGTAGTATTAATTATTTGTTATGAATTCTAATTTGAAAGATTTTATATTCAAGAAAAACTGCATTGATACCAACGAATGTCAGCAAATACTTGAATCTATAAAAAAACAAGAGTGGCAAAAGCACGAGTGGTATAATTACCACCGTGATAGGTTTCACAGCTACTATGAGAAAGAATTAAACGTTCTTTTTAATGACGATTTCTCAAAAGAGATTTTATCAAAACATATAATCAGTACTCTACATGAGTATTGTACGTTTGTTGGTGAGAAGACGTTTGTGCATAAATTCAGCGATGTCAGATTCAATCATTATCCAGTTGGTACAATGATGAGAAAGCATTTTGATCACATCTATTCTATATTTGATGGCAACCTCAAAGGAATCCCAATACTTTCGATTGTTGGTCTATTGAACGATGATTATGAAGGTGGTGAATTTGTTTTTTCTGATGATTATAGCTTCAAGTTAGAGTCTGGTGATATAATGATATTTCCATCTAACTTTCTATATCAACATGAGGTAAAGGAAGTTACAAAAGGAGATAGATATTCTTTTGTATCTTGGGCTTTCTAATTTATAACATTAACCAAACGTTTAAGAGATTATTATGAATACAGTGGAATCATTTGAAAAGAATAGGTATGTTCATTTGGAAGACTTTCTTGCAGTTGATTCGTGCCATGAGTTGACAGAAGCACTGAAACAGCTTGTCAAAGAACAGCAAACTGTTAAAGACGAACAATGTCCAAAGTCAGAAGCCATTCACGGATCTGCAACTTTTGATAAATTGCTAGTTGATCTACTACCACACTTTGAAGCGGCATCAGGTAAAAAACTACACCCAACTTATTCATATGCTAGGTTATATGCTCCCGGTGATGAACTAAAGAATCATACAGATAGACCGTCTTGTGAAATATCCGCCACGGTGACGCTCGGATTCGACGGCGACGTGTGGCCAATCTTTATGGGTAACAAAGACAAGTCAATAAAGAATAAAATTAAAATGAAGGTTGGTGATGCTGTGATGTACCGGGGTTGTGAGGTGCATCACTGGCGTAAGAAGTATACACAGGGTAAGTGGCAAGCTCAAGTATTTCTTCACTATGTTGATGCTAACGGTCCTCATGCTGAGTGGAAGTTTGATAAAAGACCAAGTTTGAATTTACCGAATGAACAACAAGAGTTGCGCTATAGAGTTTATCAAGACATACTGACACCAGATGCCTGTGATATGTTGATCCGTCTTTACACAAGCGATAAAACAGAAAAACAACCTCCTGTAATAGGAACGGGTGGTGGAACAATCAACAGGAGTATTCGCAATGTTGAACGAGTAATGCTACCAACATATAAGGATATTGGTGGTCGACTTGCAGCAGTTGGACTATCTGCTAACCACCATGCGTGGCAATTTGATATCACTCATGCCAACCAAGCAGAGTTTTTAATCTATCCAGCTGGCGGGCGGTATCAGGCTCATACAGATACATTCTTAGCACACACTGAAGAATGTCGTAAACTGACAGTACTTGCCTTTTTGAATGATGATTTCAAAGGCGGTAGATTCTTCATTCAAGACGGGCATGAGCGGCACTATCCGCCTCAAGCAAAAGGAACAGTATTAGTATTCCCGTCATTTATTATGCACGGTGTAGAGGATATTGAGGAAGGTCAGAGATGCTCTGTTGTTTGTTGGATGGTTGGTAAGTTCTTCAAGTAACATAAATACTATGTACATTTTATAAGAGGAAGATAATATGCCAGTTATAGTTAACGGAACAACCGGGGTAACAACACCAGCTCTTGTTGCTACCAATTCATTAGAGTCTAATACTAGTCAGATCACGGTAGCATCCGGTGTTAAACTATCATCAAACGGTAGTGTTGGAACATCAGGGCAAGTGTTATCATCAAATGGATCGACCGGATCACCTTACTGGGCAACTTTGTCGTCAGGCGGCTTCTCCAATATGGTTGTCATTACATCAAATAATGCATCATATTCAATTCCAGCAACTAAGATTAAAGTGACTGTGGTTGGGGGTGGAGGAGGAAGTGGTGGAACCACGGCCGCATTTTGTAATCAATTTATGTCAGGCGGCGCAGGGGGTGGCGGTGCTGCGATAAAGATTTTGTCTGGACTCACAATTGGTGCTACTTTGAACATCACTGTGGGCGCAGGTGGGACTGCTGGTGCTGTTGGTGGCGCTGGTGGTACTGGAGGCACAAGCAGTGTTGCATCGGGAACACAAACTATCTCAACTATTTCGGCCACAGGAGGAGCTGGTTCTGCTGGATCAGGAAGTAGCTCACAATCAGGTGCCGATGGTGGTATTGGTAGTGGTGGAGATTTAAACCTAAAAGGTTCAGGTGGGGATGGCATCACTTATTCCGTGTCAAACCAAAGAGGAGGATTAGGAGGTTCTAGTATTCTTGGTGGAGGAGGAAGGTCTATATTAGGTCCCCAAGGCGGCGTAACTCCGGGTGCGGCAGGAGGCCAATATGGTGGAGGAGCATCTGGATCAGTTTGTGACAACAATGGCACCGGTACTGTTGGTTCTGCTGGCGGAGCTGGTGTTGTTATCATTGAATATTAATAGGAGTATAAATGAAAGCTTTAATTTGTCCAAATGAACCAGTGCCAAATGGTTACAGAATAGCACAAGTAGAACCAGATGACAAAATATTTGGTGTTGCTGAACCTATGTACTGGATGAATTGTGCTGATGAAGTAGTTGCTGACTTTTGGTATTTTGATCCATCAGATAGAACAATTAAAGAAGTACCAAGACCAGTGTTTGCTCCAGCAAACAATCAACCAATCTCTAGCGGATCACAAAATCTATGAGTGTAGAAGTTGTAGCACCGTCTCATTCTGTTACGTATGATAGTGCTACAATCAATGTTTATCATGTAAACAAAGGACAAGGATTACCTGCTCACTCCCATAGCTATTCACATTTAACAATCTGTCATGCTGGATCATGCATTGTTCGTAAAGAAGGTAAAGAATTAATTATGACAAAGATGACACAGCCAGTAAATCTATTGGCAGATGGTTGGCATGAGATAGAAGCACTAGAAGACGGTACTGTATTTTGTAATGTATTTGCAGAAGGAAAGTATTAGTCATATTATTTTAATGATTTTCGTTAGTTGAAACACAACGACCATTTAATATATAATTGTGGTTGCAATATTGCAACGGATTTAGTTTAAGGAAACAACATGAAACAATGGTCTACTCCATCTGCAAGCGATATGCGTTATGGGTTTGAAATCTCGATGTACATTGCAAACAGATAAATAACTGAATGGTTTTGGTTGATTTCCAAAATAATCAACCACACACTCACACAACACAGGAGACACTATGTCAAACATGACCCCTTTCGAGATAAGGCTCGAATTACTCAAAATGGCAAAAGACATGCTAACCGATTCTTACTCTTCAGAAAAGAATCGACTTAGTGAGGACTGGCACGTAAAGGTTGATTCAGCCAAGCTGAACGGACAACCAATCCCAGAGCATCCATCCTATCCGCCATATCCCACAGAAGCCGACATCATTAGCAAAGCACAGACTTTGAATGGATTCGTTTCTAACCTCCCTTCGGAGACAAAGCACACATCTCACACTTCTGCCAAGAAGTAATCTGATCGTGCAGAGGGCACACTGCCTTCTACAAATAAGGAGAACCAATGGTACGCGCAATCAACATTGTATTGAAAGTATTACTGCTTTCAATCACATTAATTTTAATCACAAAATTCACATCGAATAAAATTGAACAACACAGACAGGATCGTGACTTCAATAGTCCTATCTCTATGGCTGAAAGAGAGAGGCAACTAACCTGCCTTGCAAAGAACATTTACTTCGAAGCCGCATCGGAACCTTTTGAAGGCAAGGTTGCTGTTGCTCAGGTAACAATAAATAGAGCCGAATCTGGCAAATATCCATCTGACATCTGTGCAGTTGTCTACCAGAAGAATGTAGTGTATGGTAAGGTAATATGTCAGTTCTCTTGGTATTGTGAAAGTGGACCAGTTGTGAAACATAATGCATATTACAAAGAGTCTATGGAAGTTGCAAAGAAAGTTTTGTTAGAAAACTTTAGACTATCTTCTTTGAAGAATGCATACTTCTATCACGCAGACTATGTCAAACCAAATTGGAAGCTTCCCAAGATAACTCAAATCGGTCATCACATCTTTTATGGACAGAAAAATGGATAAAATTAATCAATTCAAGCAAACAGTAGTTCAATTCTTCGAAGGCTTTTCTAAGACATCTGCAGATACTCTTGCATGGATCAGTGTGATCTGTATCATTGCTTCTACGATACCTGGATTCTTTGCTGTGATGGCGCATGTAACAGACCGTATGCCACCTTTAGATGTTACTCTAATGGTATGGACAGGGTTGTTGTTATACTTCATCAGATCCGCTATAATTAAGGATATGCTGATGGTTGTTACTATCGGATTGGGATTTGCAATTCAAGCTATTTTGCTTGGTTTAATCTTTTTCGTCTAATATGATCCAAGACCTGAGTTTTGTCAGTATTGTTGAATTTACAAAAGAGATAGAAAAGCTGGTACTGACCAAGAATATGGAGTACATTGATGCTGTTATCTACTTTTGTGAACAAAAGGGACTTGATGTGGAAACTGCTGCATCACTGATCAGAAACAATTCCAAGCTGAAAGCATCGATTCAGTTAGAAGCTGAAAAGTTAAATTATCTTCCAAAGACTACACAATTGCCTCTATGACAGATTACGAAGCGTATAAAGTTTACTGCGCTCTCAAAAGACACTTTCAATCACAGACATACGATTACTTTAAGTACAACGGTAAGGTACGTACCTCGTATGCTACTTTTGAAAAGCGTCCAGATAAATACTTCTTCTCGAAGTTGGCAAAGCATAAAGACATCATTGGGTTCCTTGTTGCTAATTTTGTTAATGGGGATAGATGGGTTGGAGATCTCGTCAATGAGCAAGTCGCTGAGAAGGCATATAGAGATTGGTTGATGAGAAAGCAATCAATGTCTTATGTTTTTAAAAACGATCTTGGTAAGATTGATGACCTCATAGAGAGTCTGAAGGTAGTTGATAACCAACATCCAGCGTTGTTTAAGCTATATCTTTCCAAAGAGATAAGTGCAGAAACGGTTATCATCATCAACAAGATACAACGGTTCTTTGGATACTGGACAAAGAATTTAAAGAATTGTATTGTGTGGCAAGAGGAGAAAAACAAGTTACAAAAACTTGCTCCGTTTGTTGAATATGATGAGAAGTATAAACAAATACTGATAGAAAGTTTTAAAAATGCAACTAGTTGATTTGATTAAGTGTTATGATAATGTTATTCCAGATCACTACTGTGATTACTTTGTTCAGTTCTACGATAATCATTCCGATAAAGCCACAAGATATAATAGCAGTGATTACGATCAAGCACCAGACTTCTCAGAGTTGATATTTACAACATTTTCTAACAATCCAGAACACGTCAGATTCAATAATCATGTTGCTGGAATGCTTGATACCGTTGCTCAAAGATACAGTCAAAGTCTTCCTCTGACTAATAATTTCTTTCCTAAAAAGTACTCATTTGAGTTTTTAAGAATCAAGAAATATAACAATGACGGTCTTGATGAATTCAGGTCACATTGTGATGCTGATAGTATTTGCAGCAGCGCGAGGTTCATGAATATCTTTTGTTATCTCAATGATGTTGAGGAGGGTGGTGAGACAGACTTTCCAGATTTTGGAATTTCGTTTAAACCTAAAAAAGGATCGGTTATTGCTTTTCCTCCCTACTGGTTTTTTCCACACCAAGGAAATAAGCCAATATCTGGTCCCAAATATTTACTAGCAACAAACCTTCACCATTCCATCTGTTCAGATTGTCACGGATGTTTGGTTACATAATATGAATATTACTAAGTTTATCAAAGTATATCAAGAAGTCTTTACAGAAGATTTTTGTAAGACAATGACCAGAAGGACAGATTCCAATGAGTTGGAGAGTGTCGAATATTCTAAGAATCCAAACGACAACTATAATTGCAATGCAATAATTCAATCTAATAAGACTGTCAAGTTCTATGATGGCCATCCAAAAGGAACTGTTGAAAACATCAGTCTTTTCATGTTCAAACGCATAGACATAGCAATCAAACATTACATACAAAATTTAGGATATGAAAATCCATTTCATCCAACCAGGTACACTTATGAGGCGATTACTTTGTCAAGATATTTGAACAATGACAAAGATGAGTATGGTTTGCATATAGCAAGTGATTGTGTCTGTTCTTCTTCTAAGACCTTGATGGTTATTGGATTACTTAATAATGTTGAGGAAGGTGGAGAAATAAGCTTTCCAGACTTCGATGTGGATATTAAGTTGGATTTGGGATCAATACTAATATTTCCAAGCAATTGGATGTTTCCTTTCAAAATAAACAAACCAATATCAAACCCACAATACATTTTCAATACTTTCACTCATTTTGCTGATTCGTGTAATCAACCAGATATTTGCTTACATCCTATTCATAAAAAAACAAGTTGAACCATTTTGAGGAAGCATATATAGTAATGTTGTTATGCAAAAGGTGGATAAGTTAATATACATTTACATACGTTTTATACAAGGAGTACACTATGTCATTTTCTAATCTCAAAAAGTCTTCAAAGACTAGTCTCGAGAAAATCACCCAGCAAGTAAACAAACTCGCAGCACCGGAAGGTGGAGCACGCGAGAATGATACACGCTTCTGGCAACCAGAAGTAGATAAGTCCGGTAACGGCTTTGCTGTCATTCGATTCCTACCAGCACCTGATGGTGAAGATGTTCCGTTTGTTCGTATCTTCGAACACGGCTTCCAAGGCCCTACTGGCAAATGGTATATCGAAAAGTCTCTTACTACTTTAGGTAGGCAAGATCCAGTTTCTGAATACAATAGCCAATTGTGGGCAACTGGTATTCAGGCAAATCAAGATCAAGTACGCAAACAAAAGCGTAAGCTGAATTTCATCAGCAATATTATGGTTATCAGTGATAAGGCACATCCAGAGAACGAAGGCAAAGTCTTTTTGTTTAAGTATGGCAAAAAGATCTTCGATAAGCTGAATGCTGCAATGAACCCAGAATTCGAGGATGAGGATCCTGTGAACCCATTTGATCTTTGGGCTGGTGCAAACTTTAAGTTGAAGATCCGTAAGGTAGAAGGTTATCGCAACTATGACAAGTCTGAGTTTGATAAGCCAGAGCCATTGAGCGATGATGATGCTGAACTTGAAAAGATTTGGAAGTCAGAGCATTCTTTGAGTGAGTTCTTGAAAGAAGAACACTTCAAGCCATATGATGAATTGAAGACTAAACTCTACCGCGTACTTGCATTGGACGGAAGTTCGTCTTCTGTGCAGAATGCATCGTTCGCTAATTTAGATGAGGATGAGGTGGAAGCACCAAGACCTCAAAAGACTGCAAAAGCAGCTTCGTCAGCAAAGGAGTCGGCACCGTGGGATTCTGATGAGGATGAAGATCTCGATAAGTTCAAAGAACTATTGAACGATTAAGAGAGAAAGGGCCAATAGGCCCTTTTTTATTATCCCATTAATGTTCCACCAGCGAGTGAATTGAATTGCCAGGATTTGTCATATGCTCTGTTTGAGACACTACCTACAGAGATAGACGGTGCAGCACCGCCACCACCGGCAACAGATGTACTAACAGAGTTGTCTTGGTAAACTACTGATACTTGCTGCTTGTTATTCAAACTTTCTTCCAAGTCTTTTACCATGTTCTCATAATCGTTGAAGAAAGTATTTGCTGTTACTTTGGTATTGGGATTGAATATATCGCTGAGAGTATATTTGACTCTCTCTGCAACCTTCTTAACATCCTCTGTAGCTTTTCCAACAACATCAACACCATTGATAACAAGAGGTGTTGTATTTCCAATTGGAGATGTAAATTCTTCATACGCGCTTTTAAATCTTTCGATGTCTATTTTTCTCTTTAGCTCTTTTTGTTCTTCAGAAAGATTGGCAACTTTAGGTCCTTCAAGCGGAGAATCGATGATGGCCATCAACTCGTCTTTATATTTTTGGTTCTTTCCAAATACTTCCCATATCCCTGTTACTTTGTCTGCAAACTGATCTTTAGTAATCTTACCAGACATATAATCGTTGAGGTCTTTGTTGATTCTCCATTTGAAGAAAGCATCCTGAACCTCTTTGTCAAATAATCTGTCTTTGGAAATTTGAGGATTATTCTTGTAGAAGTCTTCAAGGGTTCCTTGTGTTGCTTGATAGGCACCTACTGCCCCAGTTCCCTTACCACCAGCTATTCCAGCTTTTCTTGTTTTTGCTACAAGCTCTTCTTGGAATTTTTGAACTTCAGCTCCAGTCATTTCTGTTAACGGTTTAGGAGGTTTTGCAAATTGGCCATATCCAAATACAACATCGTACGATGATTCCTCACCCCCAAGTGGAGGAGATTCTCTACTCAGTATCAGGTTCTTTAAAGAACTCTCAATATCGCTTCTTGTTGACTTTACAATCGACGGATCATTTACATTTGTAAGTTTCTCATATTCAACATAAGTCATCTTCATTATCTTACCATTTTCTCCTGCAAAATACACATACTTTGCAGTTCTGAATAGCGGTGTATGATGTTGAATAACGAAATCTTTCTCATACTTGTTTAGAGCAGACCATCTTTCAGCAAAAGCAGATTTGACAAAAGGAGCTGCATCCATTGCATCCTCGATATTTGTTTGATCTTGTAGGGCTTTCAAACTACGTCTGTACTCAACAACTTTCTTGACAGCTTCAACATCTTTATACAATTCATTTTTAAGATCAGGATCACTTGTTCGATTAAGTGCTGCAGCTGCATTTCTTATTGCATCTTCTTCACCGCCGCCTCCGGACATCTTTGTGAATGTCTTTAGTTCTTGTTCTGAAGGAGTTGATGGTGCCATTGCACCAAGGTATTCAGCTCTTTGCAATTCCGGACTCTCGCCATGGTATGCCAGAGCTTCCTTAATATCTTTTTCTGAAATCTTTTCTTTTTTCAAGGAGTCCAATATTTGATATGCAGTGAGTCCCATTGCAAGCATCCAACCAACTGGTCCAAGTAAAGCACTTACTGCTCTACCACCAATTGCTCTTGCTAAATTCCAACCCGTTCTTGCCTCAGCCGCGGCTGCTGCTGCCGCTGCTGCATTCTTTGCTCTTGCAGCACCAGCTCCGTAAGGAGCTCTTTGCTGATTTTGAGGACCTCTTGGTGTTTGATTTCCACTACCTTGACCACCACCTGGCACGGGTACAGGAGTAGGTCCACCACGTCCACCACCGCGTCCCGTTGGAGGAATTCTTCTTAAAACAGCATCATCAATTGCTGCCATCAAGTAGCTGTTCTTTAGAAGAATGGAAAGAAGACTGGTCGCAGTTGGGAGTATAAGAGCTGTCAGAGCACCAATTCCGATTGCCTTTAGACTATCTTGAATCAACTGTACAGGATCTTTACTAACAAAATCTCTAATCTGGTCGAAAAAAGGTTTTATAATATCAAAGCCAGCGATCATCATTTTTACGAAGGCACCAGCCTTCTTAGACAGCTCATCAAAAAGAGGTGAAGTAACAGTTATTCCTTTGAGTTTATCTTTTATACTGTTTATGAGGTTAGCAAGATATTCGGGTACACCGCCAAACACACTTTGAAAAAGATTAGCAACAGAGGAAGTTAGTTTGTTTTTTGAGTCTTCGGTTAAGTTATCCCACAAAAGAACCTTAGCCAATAGACCTCCAATGGCGAGTGGGAGTACTTTAGTGAGGCCTCCAGCTATTGACCCAGCTAGACCTGCAGCTCCGCTTGCAGATGCTTGGACTCCCTTGCCTGCAATTCCTCCAATTGAAACAGCAAGCCCCTTGAAACCAGACAACATTGATCTAGACATATTCTCCATGCTGGAGATCATCTTCTCGTTAGATTTAATCAACATTCTCTGAGAAGCAGTCATAGAAGAGTAGAACGCTTTATCAGCGCCCTGCTGTCTCAGTTGTTGAGTGCGTAGAGCCCTCATCTCCTTCAACTGTTCAATGTAGCCTGCTTGTTGTTTATCAGCCATTTTTTGAAGCACTCTCTTGATTCTTAATGTGTTGTTTTAGTAACTCTAAAAATATATCTCTTTCAAAAGGAATCATTGATTCAACTTCTGTTATTGAATAATGATGATGCTGAGCCAAAACAAAAATTATGTTGTAATAATTTTCTAGGTTATTATGGCTCAGCCCAAGGTAAAAAAATCTTCAATTGATTTAAGCTCGATTACCCTTTCGGTTCCTTTTTTATTTACATACTCGATCTTATGATAAAGTCTTGGCATTGTATCAAAGAACTTTTCAAATAGCTTCAATACATTTGATGGAAGACTCTCTACAAATTGATCAATCTCTTCTGGTTTGCTGTCTTTGAAGTTTACTACCTCGTCACCATTAAAATATTGATCCATACATCCTCTAATCATGAAAAACAGAATATCTGTAATCTCATCTTTCGTGACAACATCGGCCATTAACTTGGCACTTGGATATTTCATAACAATTCCACTGTTTTCGGACAGCTTTACAATATTGCTATGATCTTCACTCTCCGATGCATTTACTTCGTCAATATTGATGTGGAAAGTATACATTTCCTCATCTTCAGGATCCTTGTAATTTATCTCAATATCCTCACCAACAGACTTAGCTCTTAATTTGAGAAAAAGGATCTCCAAATCAAATGAGGAAAGTTCATCTGCGTTTATTACGCTGTCCACGTCACAGTTAATAATAACTTGTTTGATTACGTTAATAATATCTTGCTGCTCACCACTTTGTTTGGCCATCAACATTAACTTTTCTTCTTTGACTAAGAAAGGTCTGAATTTGACCATTTGTTTTGTTGACGGAACTTTCAACTCAAACACTGGGTGCATTAATTTTGGTAAAGCCATTATATCTCCTAATAATTAAAAATTTAATTCAATCAAACTTGCCCTGCAATTTGTATATCAAATGTCTGATATGTAAAGTTAACAGTAAATTCTGAAACTGAATCGGTTGCGCTTGTCGATAATCCAATATCGCTTATGTTTGTTGGATAGAGTTTTTTAACACTGTATCTTTTAGTCGGAACAAGTGGTACATCGGGAAGTGACCTGCCTCCAATCAATGAACCAAGAAAAGGTACTCCAGCTGCAGCTGATGCAACTGATGCTATAGTTTGTAATAAGCCTGCACCTTTGAATTGACCAGGCTTACCGTGATAGACTGTGATTGTCATATCAGTCTGGTAATCTTTTTTGAACGGATGTTGATAAGTTTGGTCAGCACCAGGAACCTTATTACTGTTTTGGGTTTGTGGATATATCGATTGAATCCAAGTGTAGAAGAATCCATACACATAGCTATTTGAGTCGTTGAGAAACGTCAAACTAATATCATTCAATGATCCTCTTACAGGCATTTTAATTGATGGACCAATTCCGTATCTGATAGATTCTGTCGTAGCAAGATTTAAACCAGGCAAGTTTGCATTCTTGCAAAATAAACTAACCAACTTGCCGTTTTCAGTTTTGTTAATATAAAGAGGTCCGTTAGTGTACTTCCTCAAAAGGTCAGGAATAGTAATATTGACCTCAAAAAGATTCGGTCTTTCCAAATCATATTTGTGGATTGCTGACTTAAACTCGTTTATATTTAATGGCATTACTTTTTCTTTTTGTATACAAAGTCATCTAGAGGTAACATCAGCGCCTTTGACCATTCATCTGGCTTAATGTAGAAAAATCTAGACCTTACATGGC